AACGCCATCTGGACAATTGCCATAGTCTTGAGAGCAGATGTCTTGAGACCCACAAGGACGAGATGCGCCTTCTCGCGCAGAATCATGATGTTGAGCCATGCCATCTGCGCCTTGTCTGCTATCAACTTTGCCTTAGATACTGCAGTATAGGTGACGATGGCAGCTGTCAGCACAATTAATATGCGCCAATAATCTTTGACGAAGTCAACGAGTGTTGAGAGTGCTCGGACACCGAGACTGGCTGCAGATATGCAATATCGTGCTGCAGGATAGAGTTTCTGACCCAGTTCGATGGAGAGATCCAGGAACTTCTTGCTCGCCTTGTCCAGTTGCGCCTGCACGCTCTCGTTTTGTGTCTGGAACTCATTGAGTACGGACGTGCCTTCTGCATAAGCTTCGTTGGCAAGGTTCTGGGCAGACTTGATATCATCGAGCTTGTCAGCGAGGACGGTGAGGACACCTGTCGCTCTTGAACCATCCATCTTCATTTCCTCGAACATAGGTGCGAGGTCTGCGAATCCACCCTTGGCTCGCATGGCTGCCAGGAATTGGAGGAGTGCGCCATTGGCGTCCTCCTTTAACGTCTTTGCGAATTCCTTGACATTTAGACCTGCAATCTGAGCAAACTTTGCGGAGTCCTGGAACATCTTGGCCAGAAGGTTCTGCACTGCGGTTGCAGCAGTCTCGTCTTGCTGCATGTTCTGGTCGAGGACGGAGGCGAGACCCATAATCTGCGCCTGCGTGAAGCCAGCCTGCTTGCCGACACCTGCTACACGAGCGGTGAAGTCAACGAGATATCCGGCAGATGCAGAAGAATTCTGCGCTAACTCATTGATTGCTGAACCGGTTGCGAGCATGGCTCCTCGCAAACCCATGGTTTTGTCTTCTCCGAACATCTGGGCGAGCTTGCCGATTTGAGACACAGCCTTGTCTCCGAGATCATCACCTAGGGCGACGTTGATTTTATCGGCTCCATCTACGAACTCCTCAACTGCTGCAGTCGAAGTGATGCCGAGTCTTCCGGCATCTTCGGCTAGCTGGTTGAGCTTCTGTCGAGGAGTTCGGGTGTCCATCTTCTTGAAGTCCTCGTTCATGCGCTCAACCTCTTCGGCTGCCTGACCGGTATATTTGCGGACATTTGTCATCTCATCGTCCATCTTTGCATACTCCTCCACACACTTTTTTACAGTGAATGTGATGCCGGAGATGGCAGCGACGGCTCCCAGGGCGATGCCCTGCATGCGGTTGAACCAGTCTGCAGAGCGCTTGATCCAGGACTCCTGGGCTACTCCTTCGGCTCTGACCGCCTGCAGTTCTGCCTTCAACTGCTTCGCCTTCAGCTCCATCTGCTTGAACTGCTCGGTACCACGCTGCATGCCATGCATCTGTTGGTTGAGAGCCCTGATAGAGTACTCCAGGTCACGTATGGAGGAGGTTTTGAGGTTGGCCATGGTGTTGTTGACGAGCTGCATCTGCCTCTTGGTCTCCTTGATATCCACGTTGGTGCTGTCTATCTCCTTGTCATACTGCTGCATGAGGGTGACCACCTTCTGCTCGCTCTGTCTGATGCGTTCCAGTTCTGCCTCGACCAGCTTCAGCTGCGAAGCTCGAGAGGCGTACATGGTTGTGTTCGGGTCGAAATCGGCCATCTGCGAGCGAAGTCTACCTGCAGTAAAGTTGAGATCGTTGAGAGATGCATGTTTCAGATTTGACACGGTTGCGGTCATGCGTCTCGCTTCCTCATCAGCCTTGCGTGTTGCGCCCTTCAGGGCAAGCATCTGCTCCTTAACCTTGGAGAGTTGAGCGTCCAATTTTGCAAAGTCTGAAGGGTCAGATGCTGCCTTCATCTGCCCCTTCAGATGTCTAGCTGCCTTCTCCAGCTGTCCGAGGCTTGCACTTGATAGGTTGTCGAGTGTCTCTTTGACGCTCATGGTTGAGTTTTTGAATTGCTTCATCTCTCGCTCTGCGGCCTTCAGATCCTTGGCGAGGGAAGCCCCTAAACGGGAATCGCCCGCCGAGAAGGCATCTTGTTTTTCCTTCTTCAGACGAGCGACTCTGTCCTCTAACTCTTTGAGTCGGTTCTTTGCCTCCTCAGAGTTGAGTTTGATGACTGTTGTATATACCTCTTGTCTTGCCATTAGCGGTTGACCTGTATATAGTTGTTATATAAGATAGTGGAGTTGGGATTGAAATTGATCATCTTGATATTGTAGCCATCGGTTCCCCACTTCCACCAAAGAAATCGATGTTTGTAATTGCGAGTTACAAGGCATTGCAAGCTGTCTCTCGCTCTATATGTAAGCATAGAGTCTGCAGTGTTTAGCTGTACGCTCAACCACTTGTCGCTATACTTGTATAGCGAATTCTCACGAAGCGTCTTGACAGAGCCTTCGGTGACTACCGATGTGCGCTGATCCGCCATTATCTGGTTGACCTTGATGTTGAGATCTTTCAGCATTTTCCGGTCTGCTGCAAACTCTTTGTACTCATCAGGAGGCATCATGATGACCTTCTGCGTCACGACCTTGACTGAGTCACGGATGGTGTCACGCTCAGCTGGAGCATACTGCAGCTGAAGTTTGTTGAGTTGTTCTTGTAGGTTCTGCTCCGCTCGTTGCTTTTTATACGCTCCGTAAAAGTCTTTGCCTAAGCTGAGCACCAGCAGAAATACGATGATAAACCCTATTTCTCTATTTGATTTATAACTCATTGCCAATCTATTAAATGTCTGCGTATTCCGGAATAGCGTCGAAACCGGGACACTCCTTGATGCGCTCCCATGGATCGACCACTCCATTGTGGTTCTTGTCAGGCGAGATGTCACGATGTCCCATAATCTTTGCATCAGGGTAGCGTTGTCGTAACTCCTTCAAGAGTTGACGAAGTCCAGCCTTCTGTTCTTCTGTTCGGTTGTCGATAGCCTTGCCTGTGCGGGATATTCCACCCATGTATGCAACGTTGACTGAATCGAAATTGTGACCTTTAACTCCGTTGGACGGCAGGTCTTCTGTCATGAGCTGCGTGTACTTTCCATCAGCGGTTACGACCCAGTGGTAGCCTGGATAATGCCAGCCTTTGTTTCTGAACTCCTTGAG